CTACAGGGTATAAAGGAGCCTCATCTGTTAGTGATCCTACTGGTGTAGCGGTTGCATGGGGGCATGAGGCAAGAGCTAAGGGCTGTAAGGGAGCTCATCTTATCCTCTCTGATTGGAAATATGTAGGAGCCAGATATAGCGATGGAGATTATATGGATCCTTATGATAAGGAGAGCTGGGAGCTCACAGGAGCTAAGATGGTAGTAGTAGATGGAGAGAAGATCAAAGAGGATACATACTACCGCTGTATTGAGGGAGAAATTGTAGAAGTAACAGAAGATGGAGAGATCGTAGAGGAATAATACAGAGAGTGGTACATTTTGTGAGAAAAGATGTACCACTTTTTTATATTTTCTCTAAAAATCCTCCTCAAAAGTGATTAGGTTATATATCAACTTAAAAGGGAGGTAAAAGCTGTGGCGGAGGTAGGCAAGGATATTACTGAGTACCTTAAGGAGTTTCATACTACCGAGGGAAAAGCGATAAAGGCTAGAGAGCTGTGTGTACTGTTTAATGTGCATCAGAAACAGCTAAGAAACATTGTAAGCGATCTGAGGCAGAATGGAGAGGCTATATGTAGCTCTACTTATGGTTACTGGTACTCCAGAGATCCAGATGATATATCCACTACCCTAAGCAGATTAGTAGGGCAAGTAGATAATATGCAGAAAGTAATAGCAGGATTAAATAGGATCTTACAGGAGGTGCAGGATGAGCAAAAGGAGAGTTAGAAGAAAGAGGAGAGCCAGAGTAAATATAAAGCCTCTTATACTGGAAGGAGTAATAATAGCTGGAGTAATTACTGTGGTAATGAGTGTAAATCTCAAAGGAGCAGATAAGGAGCCTCCTACTGAGGAGATTTATATTACAGAAACTCCGCAAGCTGAGAATACAGAGCCAGTAACGGAAACAGAGCAGGAGGCAAAGCTGGAGCATGATCTTAACTATACATATCCGTATAATACGATGAGTGCAGATTGGGGATCAGAGGTATATGAGGATGGATTTAGATATTATGAGATCCCACAGGAGTATAAGGATGCTGGAGGATGTTTTCCAGAAATAGTACAGGTTTACCTCTGGTGTGAGTGTAAAGAGTACGGAGTAGATTATTATACGGTACTAGCCCTCATAGAGAGGGAGAGCGGTTATCACTGGGATAAGGTAGGAGATAACGGAAACAGTAAGGGCTATATGCAGATATACGAGAAATGGCATACAGAGCGGATGGAGGCGGAGGGAGTAACAGATCTCTTTAATCCATATCAAAATATCAGAGTAGGGCTTAACTGTTTAAGAGAGATACAGGATAAGTATTTAGCCTCCAGCGGAGAAAATTGTGTACTCATGGTATATAACATGGGCGAGAGCGGAGCTAAAAAGCTGTGGGCTAAAGATATTTATAGCTCAGCATATAGCAGAGAGGTAATAGCAAGAGCACAGGAATTAAGACAGGAACTAACACAGGAATAATACAGGATCAAGCAGGAGTATAGGAAAAACTATACTCCTTTTTTCTTGTTAAAAGGGAGGTACACGATGTTTAAGGTAGGAGATGCCATTAAGTGGATGTGTCCTCTGGATAATGATTATACCTATGGAGAGATTACAGCTCTTAGAAAGAGTGTAGCTACAGTAAAAGGCACTGGGTTATACAGCGGTATTACAGCGGAGGTACACCTAAGATACATAGAAAAAGCAATGAGAGGAGGCGGTAGCGTTGGGAGCGATTGTAAGAAATGTAGTAAACGATCAACTACTAAGGCTGAGTTATAAGGATCCTAAGAATATAAAGAGATTTTTGAGAAATTGGGGAGGCTTAGAGGGCTTAAGTGAAAAAGGAGATACAGTAGCTACCTGTATCCTCACAGATCTTAAGACAGTAACAGCTATTGATCTGGATAAATACCATAAAAGCGATAGAGCAGAGTTTAATAAGGCATACAGAAAAGGAAAGTTAAGCCATTATCAGTATATGAGTATAGCGTATGTGCTGGTACTGGGATATACACAGGATGAGTTAGCGTTTGTAATGGGCGTGGATCAGAGTGTGATTAGTAAGAATATAAACAGCGGTATAAAGAGAATACAGAGAGAGCTTAGAGCTTATCTGGAGGAGGATTAGATGAGTTTAATAAAGTGTGGAACCGATGAAAACGGATCCTACATAGAATTGAAAAGACCGAGAGGAGAAACGCCTCTATGTTTTATAGATGAGTGCGGAGTAGTACACGATACCATAAGGATTTATGAGTACAAGGCAGTAAGGAGTAAAGAGATCTCCACAGATAGCAGATGTGTAATGTGCGGAGAGATAATACCAGAGGGCTCTATGGTGTGCGATAGATGCAGAGAGGCGGTGGAGGGATTTGAGTAAGTTTAGGCGTGAGGAAGATGAGGCGGATAAATGGCTAAGAGAGCATGATCCTTATTATACATCCTCAGATAGGGATAAGAGAAAGAAAATGAGTAATCCCTATGAAACTCCAGAGCAGGAAAAGCGGAGGAGAGAAACAGAGATCCCTCTTAGTAACCTAAATAGCTACCAGAGAGTGCAATTTAAGCAGGTAGGAGGCTCTTATACAGAGCGTGGAGAGTTTGATCTGTAAAAGGGTGCATAAATATTACAGATATGTACCCTAACTAATGAAACAAAATTACATAGCTTAGGAAATAAATAGAAAGAGAGGTACATGAGGCTATGAAAGATTTACAAGTAAAGTACACAGATCCGCTGGATCTTATCCCTTATGAGAATAACCCCAGAATTAACGATTATGCAGTAAAAAAGGTTATGGAGAGTATTAAGGAGTACGGATTTACTAATCCGATTATCGTAGATGCAGATATGGTTATCATCGCAGGGCATACGAGGAGAGAGGCTAGTATCTTAGCAGGGCTGGATAGAGTACCGTACATAGTAAGAGATGATCTCACTCCAGAGCAGGTAAAGGCTTACCGTATTGCAGATAACAAGCTGGCAGAGTTAAGTAACTGGGATGATGAGTTACTCAAAAAGGAGTTATTTGAGTTACAGGCGGTAGATTATTCCTTAGAGGTAATGGGCTTTACAGAGATAGACCTTAAAGAGATCTTTACAGAGAAAGAAGTACCTAAGGAGAAAAAGAAGAAAGAGGAGAAAACTACTTTACCTATGCTCCGTTTCGGATCCAACAGTGTAAGGATTACAGAGGATGAGCTGGTAATGCTTAGCAATAGATACAATGAGTATGTAGAGAGTACTCCAGATGAGGGCTTTATTACATGGCTACTAAAGAGAGGCTTATAGTAAAAACCTCCTACATGGATGTGTTGGAGAGGATGCTGAGAAAGAGAGGCGTAAAAGTGGTTATGAGCGGAGTAAGAGAAATGACCTTAGCAGAGGAGATAAGAAATCTGGCAGAGCTGGGAGTAGATCAAAATGTTATAGACAGAATGACACAGAAATATAACAGGATGCTCACAGATCATGGAAATACCTGTAATAAGATCCGAGATGAAGTATACCGAGAGGTAAGAGGCGTAAAGGCGGAGCTGGCGGAGAAAGAAACTATCATAAGAGTATTAACAACTCATATAAGAGAGAAAGAGCTACTGTAAGAGGTAGCTCTATTTAATTTCATTCTCCTTACTGAAATTCCTATGAAATGAGGAAAAGGCGGAGGAGGGCGGAAAAGAGGCTTAAATAAAGCAATAATACTAAATAAACATATAAGAGTAGTTAATGTAATAATACAAAGAAATATAAAAACTAATTTCAGTACTATAAAAGAAAACATAGTAAGGAAGATAGATAGAAAGAAAAGGTAGGGAATTAACAGATAACAACAGGAATGTAAGTAAAACTGTAGAAATTCCCCCTCATTCACAAAGAGCAAGGAAAATAGCCTCATAAGAGAGGAGAAAGGAGGCGGAGTAATGCCTAATACATTGAGTAAAGAGAATGAGCTCCAGAGAAAAGCCTTTGAGCTGTATTATGGCTTAGGAGATAAGAGATCACTTAGAGAGGTAGCAGAAACCATAGGGAGAACGGAGAGAACGGTAGCAGGCTGGAGCAGGGCTTTTAACTGGGTAGCCAGAGTAACACAGAGAAATATAGAGAACGCTCAGAACAGTAACGAGGCTAAGATCACAGCGGAGCTAACGGATGTACGGACTAAGTACCGTATCCTTATCAATAACCTTATGGCTGATTTTAGTAAGGATATTGCACAGGGCAAGGTAAAAGTAAAGAATATTAACGATTTTGAGAGGCTTGTTAAGCTGGATATGCTCCTTATGGGAGAGGCTACAGAGCGTGTAGAGCGTGGCGGTACACAAGAGCTCTCACAGGATGCTAAGGATCGCTTAGATGAGATCGCTCAGCTTATGAAAAGTGTTAAGAAGTAGTGCAGATTGCACAATGGGTATAAGGTTTTTCTCTAGGGAAAATACAGAGCCCTTTGTAAGAATTGCACAAAGGAAAAGAAAAAAGGTAAATAAATCTAACTTTTTAAGGTTTATGTGATTAAGTTGATTATCAAACATAAGGAGGTAAGCATAATATGAGTAATGCTATTAACCCAGAACACTATAACAGATTGAACCCACAGCCTAAGGATGTAATCAGAGCGTGGGGCTTAAATTTCAACTTAGGGAGTGCTGTAAAGTACATCTCCAGAGCAGGGCATAAGGATGATATTGTACAGGATCTTAAGAAAGCACAGGAGTTTATCCAGTTTGAAATTGATGCTATCGAGGGAGCCAGAGCAGAAAGAAAAGACAAGCCTAAGCATGAGGATTTTATGGATGCTTTGTTGCATGGCTTGTTTGGAGTAGGACATATCGAGATCACAGGTAAGAGAAACGGTAAGACCGATGAGGAGATTGCTGAGATCGTAGATAAAACCATTAAAGATATTATCTCTGGTATGGCAGGAGTAGAGCTGGAGGAGATCAAAGAGGGAAACGGATATACAGAGGTACATATTACAGGTAATGCTAATCCGATTGAGGTAAGAGAGTACATTGAGCGAGAGCTTAAGGATCGCTTAGCTATGGTGTTGTAGGAGGTTGCTATGTTAGATAGAAATATAGATAAAGTAGAGCGAATTATAGAGCTTACATCAAACAGCGGTAAAAAAGAGCAGTTTAGAGTAGGGGATGTAGTAGACATAAATTACAGAAAACCTTTTGATCCGAGAGGTGTAGGTTATAATGGAGATGCAGGGCTTACAGGTAGAATAGCAGATATTAAAGATGCTGTTATTTATGTGGATGCAGGTACGCTTTTTCATAGTAATATTGTAGCAATCACTTTAGATACTGTGCTGTATGTAGCAAAGGCTGAGCATGAGCACATTGAGGATATGAGGAGAGCATAAGATGAAAATTGTAGATGCAGGATATGAGATCTTAGATAACCTCAATGGGGAGGAAATCTTAAAGAAGATCGAGAGAGTAGCAAGAGTATGTTATAAGAGTGAAGATAAGATCACAGAGGGATCCGCTGAGAAGATGGTAAGAGCTCTCATTAAGAGTAATCACATGGCGATGCTGGAGCACTACTCTTTTAGTGTAAAGTTTATTTGTGATAGAGGTGTATCACATGAGATTGTACGCCACAGAGTAGCCAGCTATGCACAGGAAAGTACAAGGTATTGTAATTACAATAAGAGCGGAGATGTAGCTTTTATCCGCCCTGTATTCTTTGCAGAGGATACTCCAGAGATGGATAACTGGGTAGATAGCTGTATGAGAGCAGAGAAAACCTATAACTATCTGATTAGTGAGGGAAGAACTCCACAGGAGGCAAGATCTGTATTACCTAACAGCCTCAAAACAGAGGTAGTAATGACAGCTAACCTTAGAGAGTGGAGGCACTTCTTAAGCCTCAGAGCTTGCGGATCTACAGGAAAGCCTCATCCGCAGATGTTAGAGGTAGCAGTACCGCTCTTAAAGGAGCTTAGAGAGAGAGTACCTGTGGTATTTGATGATCTGGAGCCTATGGAGTGGGAAACAGTTAAATAAAGGCAGAGGTTAGGGAGGGAGAGCTGTAAAAGGCTCTCCTTTTCAGTTAGGAGGGATTATATGATTATCTTAGTAGGGATCGGATGCTTTATGGCAGGAGCAGTAGTGGGAATTGTTATGATGAGCCTTTGTGTGGCAAGCCATAACAGTAGCTTAGAGCTGGAGAACAGACA